TGATCCATTTCCCCCTTGCCTCAATCTTCTGAGAATCATTGGGGCCATACGAACCACCGTTCATGCAACTGAGATTATCATCAATCTGCATATCGGAAAAGATCGCAAGAATCATGTTCTCCAAATCCTCGGGAGAAACACGGTGCACTTCAATTGCAGTGAGAATCATATTCAGCGCCTTATAAAAGTCCGTGTTTAGTCCGGCAGAGCTACTCTTCATCATGATCGCCGAAACCATATCCGTAAACGTCTCCTTGCCATCTAAATTTATCCATTCAGGTTCGGCAGAGAAGGTTAGAAGACGCTTCCCAAGACAAGACTTTTCCGCAACACGACAACCAAGTGCGATTGCTGCATTCATGGGGTCGCCGGCCATAGATCCAGAGGTGTCTACCATGGCAACCATCGGACCAAGACCATCCGCGTTTTTTGTATTGGAATTATCACGCCACTGTGAATTGAGGATATCCGCCTCTTCCTGATTTGCGACAGAATCATACCCGTATTGAAACAGTTGAAGCGCCTGTGTAGTAAACATCTCTAGACCCACATGCTTACCCTTCACCTCCTTGCCCTCCTTCTTCAAGGAGTCCAGATAGGAGCGCAGATTTTCCGCACAAGCAACTCGATCCGGGTCTTCCGACCGAACATCCCCGTTCTTCTTCTGATTCAAAAACGCCTTTCGTTGCTTGGCCATGGTAATGGAGGTTGTCCTTGCATGGTTGATGTCGGCCCAATTCTGGGATGTCTGCTTAATCTGAACCGTCTCTATATGCCGGTTTAGTTTCGAGAGTAACATACGATACTGGGCCTTGCACTTCTTGATCGCCTTCATACGGGAGGGATCGGCACGGACCTTTTCCATATACTCTGGGTAATACTGAACCGCCAAACTCTCATACATCCAACCAAACTTTGAACTTTCACGGGGAATCCACTTTGCAACCAGGCTAATTTTCTTCTCATCCGCAACAGATGAACTGTTATACACCTCATCGTCGATGCACAATTGGTGGTTCATTTCTTCAATACAATATTGGATCAGCGGATGCGACCTGTCACCGGTTTGGTCCAACACATATTTACAAAAATACTTCATGTCCTTCCAGGAACCATAGGGCGCTTCGACCATTTGTTCAGGTGCCCCGAGAACAAAGAGTCGAAGCGCGGTCTTTGCAAGGACCGGGTAATACTTATACCAAACCCAAATCATCATATAAGATAATGCATATTCCCCCTTTCCGCCATGAATGTCACGTGTTTTTCCGATGATTTTGTAAAGAAGCACGAGCAGTTCTATGCGATTCGCATCGGTACATCTCGTCAAGTCACCTACTATTTCGTCTAGAATTTGGGCTAGATTTGAAATACCGGCTTCGGCTGTGCGAACACACTGAAAGTCGAATTGCACGATTTTTTCTTGCATATTGTTTGACCACTCCAACTCTGGGTGGCCTTTATCACCTTGGCGTATGTTTGACATGGCATCGATTGCTTGAAGTAATGCCGCCATCCTGTTTTCGTAAAATTTATTCGAAACCTGTTTCGAATAAATGTCTTCAATTTTTTCAAATGTTTGTCAATATTGATCGCATAACTATGGTCCAAGCGCATTTTTAAAATTCGTCGCCAAAAATGTTTCTAAATAATTTTCTTGAAAAATTTCACGCCGGTTCTCATGCTTTTTCGTAAAAATATATGCGTCTTGTGATTTTTTCACCGTCCACCCCTCGTCCAATGCATTGTATAGAAACATCATTTTTTTAAATTGCCGTTTGGACATTTGTATCGACGGGGAAGAATCTTCCCCGAGTTGAATTTCCATGTTAGACGGACGGCTTTGTATATATGACATCTATGTATTATATTTGCGAGTTTTACGATTTCGGCGATTGGAATCTAAATTTTACAACCGTTTCCGTTCCAAAACAACACAATTGTGGTTCGATACTGCATAAATATTCGTTGAATAACTTCAAAATACTAGTTCTTATTTTATTTTTTTTTTGAAAACCTTCGTTTCTGCTGTTTACAATTCGTCATTCTTATTGTCTTGGATTTCCGTTTTTTGGTTTTTGTGTTTTCTTTTCTACCACCACGGATCGCCGAAGAACGTTCTACCAATAAAGTAGATTTTGGACCAACATATCCACCCGCGGTTAGTGAATTGACATCTCCATTTCCATAAACAGAAAGCAATATGTAACGGGCCATAGACGGACGGTCGTTCGCAAAAAAACGGCGGACTGCATCACCATCAAAATTAAATTTTTTAATTATACTATTCTCTGTGTATATTGGACCGGTCGTGTCTATATAACCAGCGAACTTCATTAAAGCCTCAAATTCTTGACGTCCGTCACCATAATATTTTCGATGGGTGTATTTCAGTAAATTGAATAAATCGTTTGCGTCCTTTGACATTAACGTCTGCCAAAACCCTGATGCAAAATATCCGTTGCTGTTACTTGTTCCGCCCACCGTATTTCTATTGTAATATTCTAATAATTGAACTATGACGTTTCTTAAAACGACTCGTGCTTTTAGGTCCTCGCCTGTTACAATATTACTATTTGTGAATACACTCAATGTTGGTATAGCAGTCGGATCTCCAAAACGAAGCGTCGAATTCGGAAACGTACACGTGGTGTTTATCTTTATAACTTGCGAACTGGACATTTCTGCTGTTAATAAATAATACTCAGCTCCGTCTCCCTTCTCTGGTTTTACCATTACTGAAAAATTAGATCCCCACTCATACCTTTCTCCTGCAACTTCGCTTTTTGGACAAAGAGACATTGCGTCTATTACAGAACCGACGGGACAAAATGATTTCGTCGACCAATCTTTTCTTCCTCCGCCTCCTTCAAGTAAATTAGAAATGTTTGCCGCGTTATTGATAACAAATTGTCCGGTTGTAAGAAAAGACAGTGCAGTTTTATATGCTTTTTTCAAATTGTCAACGGGATAAGCCGGATTTTTTATATATTGTCGAATAAGTTCCTCTAATTTATCATCCAAATTTCCCGCGGGCAAAAGCCCCGCAAACTCATTTTTTCTCCAGGCAATGTTTTGCAGAATTGCGAATTGTGCGTTTGTGAAATAGTTTGTCCCTTTGAAAATAGTGGTTTTATTTCCCTCTGTGTCGCACGCACCAGTTAAACACAATAGAAGTCTCGCTAAACATATATTCAAATTGTTCGCGTTTAATCTATCCGCTTCTGTTAATTCGCCGTGTGACGCCAGCCGTGCTTCGTTTTCTGCTTTACGAGCGTCTTTTTCTGCCTGGTCTACTATTTTTTTGCAATTTTTTTCATACAATTCCAGGATCCTTATTTCTACAGTTTTATACTTTAACATTGGGGTTCTTCCTGAACTTCGATTTGTAGAATCAGGATAACAACCGTATAAATATGCGCGTTGTCTATCCGATAATGCAATATCGTTTTCTCGAAACGCATTCACAACGCTTTCTAAAAATGAGTTTCTATCGGGGACATTTGGTGTGTTCGTTGTTAGATTGACCGATGTATAAATCTGTTTAAACTCGTATAGAATTGAGTTGAGTTGGGTTTTTAATATCTCGCATTGTTCGGCGGTAGTTCCTCCGTGATGAACTTGATTTATTCTAGCACCACCGCTTGATTCTATTAAATAATCCGATGACAAATTCATTGCGATAGAGTCATTTCGGCCAAGCGCTTCGTTATGCCTTCCATCCGAGGAACCCGGGTCTCTAATTTGTTGTTGAGAAAACGGCGCGAATCTAAAAACAGAAGTGCCAACTAACGACGACGAGTATTCGGGAATATCTGTGGTAAAATGTATTGGTTCAAAGACAGTATCTAAATCTGTCATATAAAATCTATAAGCAATGACAAATCTATTTATTGCATCGAGAGGGCTGTTCAAATTTCCAAAATCCAAATAATTCCCAAAGAAATTCATTTTCATTCTTTCTATATTTTCATCGATACTATCAAAATTCGACATTTCAGTTTCTCTTATCGCCAACGTGCCATCGATAAAATAGAAAAGTTCAAGCCCATCTATTTGTCTAGTACCAATTGTAAACTCGTCGTCATTGTAAATTATATCTTTCACTCTATTGATGCCATAATTGAAATACAAAATAATATATAATTTCAGTTTATCATTCATAAGATCTGAAAAAAATATGTTTACAATGGAAATGTCCACACCATAAGACACTGTTTTACGATATAATTCTATACCTAACAATAGATAAATGGTGAGAATGTTTTTTTCGTGATTTACTTCTTCCGCTTCATTTTCTATAGATAAAGCGCTTTGCCAGGAATTCCGCCTTTCTTCTAGTAATTTTTTTTTTTCAGTTTCTCTTTTTTTTTTAGTTTCTTCGTTTCTTCTACGCTGTCCCTTTTCTCTCAACAGGGCGGTATTTTTTTCAGGTATTCGCGAAATACCACCTTGTTGGGGTTGCAGAGTAAGTAAAGAAGCAGTTAATTGTGCGATATCTTTCTGACTATCTCTCCATCTATTCGCACCCATCTGTTCTTTTACACTCATATCGTGAATCCAATCATGTGCTAATGCATTTGCAGGAAAAAAGGGATATAAGTCATTAGATAATAATAATTCTTTTACTGCCATAAATCTATATAATCTATTCATAAAATAAATCCATCTTACACACCAAAAACAAATAAATGTTCTCATTTACACCTTTGAACATTGTAAACCGCACAAATGCGGTTAATTTTCATCGGTGTATAAAGATCTTAGGTAAACTGTTAAAGCCTTTATCTAATACGTAAAAGTTTTATTCGCATAAAAAATACATCTTTCAAAATATCTTGACATAAAAAACCTACATAAAAACACTACCTCAAAATAGATATCAAACCAAACAAAAATACAATGGCGAGTTCTGGTGCACAAAAACGCCAGACAACGACCGCCCCAAAATCCACCATTATTTCCAACACCATTGATTTGAAGCATACGGAAATGCTAAACCACTTCCAAGAGATCGAAGAAGTAACCATACCCAAACTCATCGCAGAGAAAGCCGAATGGAAAGCAAAAGTGGCCACCTTAAAAGAGGGCCAAATCGATGAATATATGGACATTCGCGACAAGGTTCTCTCTCTTCAACAACAAATTCGTGAATTGCGTGGGCAAAAACGGAATTATTTGTTGGACAATTCGAAATACGTCTTCCAATATTTCGAACAAAAACAGAACATCTCAAATAGCGTGGCAAATCCAGTAAATTCAAGCAATGTTCTCAATTGTTTCTTTAAAATCAAATCTCCAACGCCAGATTCGGCCAATCTTTCGTCGGAGAAATATGCCCAGTCGAAAAAGGCATATCAAAACTACTGGAGAAATGTCAACAATGAGATTTCGACCATCCAAGATTTTATCGTAGCAACAGATGTATGTGAAATATGCAGACAGGGCGAATTGATTCCCCAGGATGAAGAAGGAATTTTGATCTGTAATAACTTACAATGTGGCAAGTTTGTCACCTATATCGTAGATAGTTCAAAACCCACAAACAAGGAGCCCCCGAATGAAGTATCCTATACCGCATATATTCGATTGAACCACTTCAAAGAAATATTGTCTCAATTTCAAGCCAAAGAAACCACTCAAATTCCCGAAGAAGTCATCGATGCCATTCGTGCGCGAATCAAGAAAGAGCGTATCCAGGATATGTCGCTTATCAATTATGATAAAATGCGTGATATTTTGAGAAAATTAGGATACAATAAATATTTTGAACACATTCAGTATATCAATTCCTTGTTTGGTGTAAAGCCTCCTATTATGAACGAAGAATTACATGAGACATTGTGTGTATTATTTATTGAAATTCAAAAACCCTGGGCGGTTCATTGTCCTGCGAACCGAACCAACTTTTTTAATTATACATATACCCTATTTCAGTTGTGTGTTTTGTTGGATCAAACACAATATCTGCCCTATATTCCAATGATGAAAGACCGCGAAAAACAATTGGAGCAGGATATGATTTGGAAAAAGGTGTGCCAAGATTTGGATTGGGAGTTTATCCCGTCTGTATAACGACAAATCTCCATCGGTATGAAAATATTATCACCCAATACTATATCCAACTATGTCATCTAAAAAAGCAACACCACCAGAAAAACTCATCGCAAACGCAGTATATGCGCAAATCGCAAATGGATTAGAACAGGAAGCACTAGATACGATAGACGGTAATGTCGGCGCGCTTGATTTCGCAAGCACACATGGCATGTATAAAGACACCTTACTCACTGCCGCCTTATCCAATGATTTAGAAAAAGTGGCCGTGAAAATAATAAAAATAAGCGAAGTTGTAAAGGGGGTCGACATCAACATCGATCATAAAAACGAAATGGGTGAATATGCGTTTTTACTCGCTTGCAAAAAAGGGTATCTTCGTTTGGCATTGGATATTTTTAGGAAGGGCACCACATTGTGTGCCCCCGACACCGACGGATTCACTCCACTTATGTATGCATGTGGCCGAACATACATGGTCCATCTCGTTGAATATATTGTCAAAGATAACGCACATCGTAAAACATGTGATATTGGCTATGCAAATGACCTCGGAACAACTGCGTTATCCGTGGCCTTGGAAAATGGTATTGAAAAATCTGTCCATTTTTTGTTAGATTCTGGGAAGTCGAATCCGGGATCTATACTTAAGGAATACAACGACGTCACCGTATTACAGCG